ATATATCTCCCCTCTGAAACTATTTCCTGATTGTTCTCAGAGGGAGAATATTCTACAGGGGTGGGTCATTTTCTTTTCGGCAATCTAGGGTCAATTATAATCCGGCGGTGACAACAGTAATGGAAAGTACACTAGACTTTTCAACGACATTTCCATCTTTGTCTGTGATTTCAAAACCCTTATTGGCCCCGATACTGATCGAAGATCTCTCGATCCTGTCGATGACCTTTCCTTCTTCATCATAGGTTTGAATGACAGCTTCCCTTCCATTGAACATACTCTTCAGCTTTCCATAATTGTATTCAAACAAGTTACAACCGGTAAGCATGACGACAATCATAAAAATCAAAACACAACAAATGGGGGTTTTCCAGGCATTTCTCATTGTCATCACATTCCCTTATTATGAGCTGCTTGCCTGTCCTTATCTTCTTTTTGCATACTGAAACAGATTCGGATTCACAACCAACAGCTGATTGTAAAGATCCGTGAACGTCTGTCTGATGTCCCATTGCGCCTCCGTGCTGGTCCGAAGATTGATCAGGTGGTAAGCTTCCCACAGATCAAAATGCGCTATGATTCGGCGTCGATGCGCATTCAGTACAACGTATGGCGCAATTTCACTGCTCAGCTCGTTGTATAGAGCTTCGCTCTTTCGGGCAAGATCAAAAAGTAAATGTTCCAGGCCAGCTTCTTTAATGCGAGGCGGGATCGTAATGCCGTTAAACGGATTCGGCTCATTGAAGATAAAATTCGTTTTACGGTTGTGCCGCAGCAGTTGGTGCCAATTTGCCTCCGAAACAAGCAGAGACGCCCGATAATCGAGCTGTTTCAAGACCTCCGGCGGATTGTCATGAGTACCGAGTTCAAACATCAGGTCATTGAAGACCTGCAGCAATCTGTCACTGGAGGCGCTTCGAGAGCGAACGATCGCTTCTTCATAGGACATACCTTCTTCTTGTACATACATCAGCGCATGAATAAGTTCCAGCGCCTCTTTTTCACTCGGGAAGGTAATCAACCGTGCAGTTGAATCCGCGTGCATTCCCGCCTTGGCTGTGTTGCCGAAATTGTGCTTCAAACGAAGCTTGCTGTTCTTATGATATTGTGACGGATTTGCATATTTGATCAAAGTTGGCAAGACTTTCGTGATTTCCGTTTTCAAGTTGTCTGCCAGATCTCGCACTTCTTTAAAACGAGAACTGTAAAGGTTCACGATGCCGTCCCGCCATGCGCGTCCGTTAGCAGTCATGCCGAGTTGCGTATACATGGCAAGCGGCAGCGCGTATCGAGCATCTTCAAAAGCAAGTTTCATATTTGCCGCATTGATTTTATCGAGTTCTTTTTGAGACTCCGGAGGTACAGTTTTCTTCATTAAATGCTTGTGAACACCAGCAATGAGCTGTTCAAACACAGTGTAGCATTCATGGAAAAAGGATTCGAGCATTTCATGTTCCCGGCCGACGCCCGGATTGTGCCAGCCACCGCGGACCGGTTTTTGATAACGCTGCGAATACTCGGTAATTGAATAAAATTCGTTGGACAACTCCAGCTCGGCCGACGCCAAACGGCTGATCTTTTCAATTCCGACATGCGCAATGGCATGTTCAGCTACACTATTTCCACTTACATGAATACGACCATTTCGACGAACAATGAGCGTATGATATTTCGGTAATTCGGCACAATAAACCATGCCAGAGTATTCAACCCATTCATCGAATATATCGTACTGAACTTTATTTATCATAGACTCAAGAAGTTTCTTGTTTACAAAAATTCGCCATCTATCTTTATGATTTTCAGATTCTGACGGATGAAGAATTTTCGTCGAAGATGTCCATCCAAGTAAAGTGCAGAGATGCTGAATCTGGTCAACAAGCTTAACACTGGTGGTATCGTATACTTCACCGGTTTTTCCAACAGAACCGTCGGAATTAAGCAATCCATCATACAAATACATCAGTAAAGATGCATCTAAATCGAATAACTCTTGAGGTATTTGTTTTTCACGGTGCTCATCATAGCACTTTGCCATAAGATCACCGATTGAACCATGATGATTTTCTCCAGTGATATAAAACTTTCCGCCTTTATTTGCCGAAAGATTTAATCCAAGTTCTGAACATAACTCATATAAAAATTCGATTTTTCGACTTTTACGGAGATGAAATTGAATTGCGTTTCTCATATGCTCTTCGATATATCCATCTCCAATAAAGAAACCAAATAACTTTAATAATGGCTTGGCTGGATATCCATAAAGTGTATCAATAACATCACCATTCCATTTCAGACCACCAAGCTTTACTTTGTAACACTTGTCTTTTAATAATTCAGCAGGAATCAATTGATATTTTCGTGTAACAAATTCACCTACAAGATGACGTGGCCAAGCAAATAACCTGTGGTTTGGGGTTACAAGCATATCGATACGATTTCTATCTACTTTATACATGGGGCCATTATATGGCTCAGATATCAATTTTATCGGCTTCAGATATTCAATTTCCATCGTATCAGGATCGACAGAAGCTAACTCGTCATTTACTGTGACTTCCGACCATCGCTTAAACCCATTGCGTGTCAATACGTCCGTTTCTTCATCATAGCAACTGTGTCCATAGCCAACTGTCCATTTTTCATGGAACGCGGCTGCCTTGTCGGACAGCACTTGATGAGATGACCGATTGGCGTATTCATTGATGTCAATGTGTCCATCTTGAATGGCTTGAAGCAAGTGCTCTTTGAACGATTTTGGTGATCGTGACACCCAAGCAAAGAGCACAGCGACAAACTCCTCCGGCAAGTTGGTCACTGCATATACATTGCCGTCAGGATTCGTAATAAAAGGCTTCAAGAGATCATGAGGAGCATCTGCAGACCTCATTTCATTTTGATCCATCGCGGCGGCTTGAAGCCTGTCATGGCCGCGATCCGATCCTTTCTCATGAGTTCCCGAAGTGCAAGCTTGCTCGAAATCCCCGCTTCTTTGGGTATCTTCGCTTGCTTCATTGAAGAATGGGGTTTGCTGCTCAAGGTTTTCACCTCCCTTCTTCAAACTTCGGTTTCTTTTGCCACTACGAATGTTTGTCACTGTGCATCTCTCCTTTAACTGATCTTGCGCAAAGAAAAATCAATTATCGAACCAGAATACAATGCGGATGTCATCTGCCGATACGTCTTGTTCGCGGAGCGATACATACTGAGACAGCAGATCGTCTCCTGCAGCGACTTGCGCCTGTTCGGCATATTGCAATGCCTGAAGCCTTGGAATCGACTTATTCAGAAAATAAGAAACCGATTCGCGATAGGGTTCACTCCAGGACACTTCGGTATAATAAAATTTGTTTTCTTCTCTTTCCAATTTGCCTGCAATCAGATCCTTCATTTGCTCATTGGTCAAATGAACGACTCCTCCGCCGCCAACGCCGCCAGAATAGGAATGCGGCCGTCCTGTTTCCTTGAAGACAAGATATTCGCTTTCGGAGACCCATCCGGAATGAATAGCGGTCTGGTCCCAGTTGTAATCAAGCAGCTGTTGGAGTGTATGATAGGATGCACTATGTGCGTCGCATCCCCATTTCTCATGCTCTTTCTTGACCAAATCACATGCATCTTCCGGGATGCCGCGCGGCTCGGAAATCGGATTGAAGCCATAATAATTGCGAACGTCCGCCAAAATCGCGAACAAAGAATAATTTCGACCGTCGAAAATCCAGTCCTTGTATACCTGCGGCGCATAGAAGGATTGAAGATACTGAAGCTCATCTTCATATTCTTCGCTGTCCTTCGGATACTCGATTTTGGCGATTGCATTTTTCAAATACTCACCGTTTTCAATTTCCTGGGCCTCTTTTTCATATCGTGCTGCAGCCAATTCATCACCGCGTTCACGACTCATTTTCGCATAATATCGGTAATCTTCAATGCGGGGATTCGGGCCCAGGACTGGTTCCCAGGCACCGTTTTTGTTTTTGCGCTCCACGAAAATGTGAATATCGCATCCCATGCAGGATCCTCCTATTCGCCAAGGTTGTTGAACACATTAATGTCCGGACCGCCTTCGTAATATTCCGGCTTTTTGCCTTCTTCAATACGCGTGCCGGCACGGTTCAAATGCAGTTCAATATCCTTTGTGACCAACGTGCAGGATTCTCCTTGCCCACCAATGACTTCAAAGCGAACGCCGCCGCCCTTCGGAATCGTAAATTTGACCGTATGTTGTTGCATGAAACATTACTCCTCTCTATATTTGGACTTCTTGAAAAACTGAATATCTTTGAACATGAGAAAAAAGCCTGCAACTAATACAATGCCATCCAAAATGTCAAGAACGAGCTCCAAGACTGAAGCTGGATATTGGTTCCATCCTAAGATAGCCGTGTAGATAATGTTGAACACAAATGCCAAAACCGTGAGCTTAATTCCCAGCCTGAGTGATTGGTGAGATTGGGGTGGCCTGGGCAACGCTTTGGCCACTCCAATCAAAAAGCTAATCACAAAAGAGAGATAAATGTAATGATAAATGACCGTCACGGCACATCAAGCCCACTGTGTAGCCAGAATTTCGATTTCGCCATTTTCATTCACGGTGATGTCTTCCGGGTTCACGTTCCAGCGGTTTTCTTCGCAGATATCCAGAACGCGATACTTGTCGTGCAGCTGCGCCACCGTGTCAGAGAATTGCTTCTGGCCGCCGGGAATCATGAACCAGTCGGCGATCGCCTCGTAAACCACACCGTTATCGGTTTCTTTTTCATTGAAACCAAGCGCCATAAGCTTGCCGTTCTTATCGACGACGGCGAGCTTTACATGGCGTTGCTGCCGTGCCCAGTCCGTGATAACAGTGTTTTCTTTGTAGCCATAGCCCATCTCTGCGAGCGCCTTTTTCAGGTACTCCAGATTGTCCACCTTCATTTCATAACCAGCAAAATGCGACATGTTGTTTTCCTCCTTGGAATTAATGTTTTTATTGCAATATGCGGATGGCAAGTCCGCATATTGTTTACTGTTGCATGTAGGTGCGAGCAATTTTTTTCAGAACTTCGACCCGCTTCTTTTGCACTTCAACCACTTGCTCATAGACATGTTCCGGCATTTGGTCGAGTTCTTCTTGCGTGTAATCCTTCTCCAACATATAAGTTGCTTGCTGGATCATGGACTTGATATATTGCTCAAAAGGCTTGCGCAGCAATTCGTTAAACACATGAAGATGATTGACGCTTTCCAGGAACTTATGCAGCTCCTGGTCGAGTTCGTGGAGCTCATCTTTGGCAAACTCAATAGCACGAAGAACCTTCTCCTGTTTGCTCAGATTGGCTTCCAAGCCAAGAGATTTTTCCACGAACTCGTAAGCCTTCTGTCTTTCGAGTTCGCGATCATAACTCATGAACACACATCCTCAGTCATTAAATTCAATGTCTGGCACAACGCGGAGTCTCGACTTGGATTCTTCTTTGTACTCTCCGTGCAAGAAGGCATGTTCCTTGCTCGATGCACATTTAGCCGATTGTTTTGCCCAACGGCGCAATTCAGCCATCAGATTCGGATCACGCTTGGCCAGAGGCACGACATTTTTGATTTGTTCTTTCAGGTCGGCCAGCGTAATGTAATGATGTTCACGCTGTCCTTTCCGGAAAGCAGCATAGGCGCGGCGCCCTGCTTCGGCTACGACTTGCTCGATTTCAGCCCCGGAAAAATCTTTCATCGTTGCAGCCAGTTCTTTGAGATCGGTGATACTGAACATGTTGTCGGCCGTAACAAGATCCGGATCCTCTACAACGATGTAACCGCGCTTTTTCAAATGAATACCCAGAATTTCAACCCGCTCCTCTTCATGCGGAAGCGATACGAACATCACGGCATCGAAACGTCCGGCGCGGGTAAGCTCCGGCGGCAATTTGGTCACATCGTTTGCGGTTGCTACAACGAATACTGGTGCCGTTTTCTCGGAAAGCCAGGTCAAAATCTCTTGGATGACGCGGCTCATGGTGCCGGCATCCGACTTGTCGGAAGAACCAAGTCCGGATAATCCCTTTTCGAACTCGTCCATCCAGAGGACGCACGGGCTGACCGCTTCAGCTAATTTCAGCGCCCGGGCGATATTCTTTTCGGATTGACCGACACGGGAATCCATAATATCGCCCATGTTCATCTTGAGCAGCGGCAAGTTCCAGTCAAACGCAATTGCTTTTGCAGACAGGGATTTCCCCGTTCCCGGAGGGCCGGTCAAAACCATGCCGCGAACCGGATCCACATTGTAATTTCGTGCTTCCGGATCGAAAGCGTAATAGGCATCTGCCGCCCATTCTTTCAAGAGATCCATCCCGCCAACATTGCTCATATCGCCCAGCTTTGTAATGTATTCCAAAAGCCCGGTTTTCCGGATGACTTGTTCTTTTTCGGCCACAATTTCGGCCAGCTCGATTTTGCGATTCTTGGCCACCGATTTCTTGAGGACGTTCACGATCTCCGATTGCGTCATTCCCGTGAGCGCATGGATAATCGCTTCACGTTCACGTCCGGACGGGACCGGCAGATCCTTAACTTTCAGGTATTCTTCAATACCTTCAAGCAGTTTGATCACCTGCTCCCGGTTCGGCAGCTCATACGGAACCACGGTAATCAGCTTCTCCAGCTCGGCCGGGATATTGGCTGTCGGTGAAACAAGTACGATCGGCTTGTAGATTTTGTCCGGCATCTCCAGAACGTCGCGCAATTTGCGTTTCGCTTGGAAATTTGTCCAAATGTCATGATAGTCCTTGATGATGAACACAGCTTGCTCGTTATACTGTCTGATGTGATCCATGATCTTGATCGGATCGTAGATTTTCTCTTTTTGCTCGCCGGTGATGATATCGGTAACGCCGGAGGTAATTGACCATGCATAACCATGGTAACCCTTCGATTCCACTAGCGTCTTCATGTCCTCCTGGAACCGTTCTTCCTCATAAGTCGTCACCAGAATCGCCCGCCGGCGAGAGTTCATCAGCGTGCTGATTTCGTCCATGCCCGTCATTAATTTCTTCGTCATGATAAGCCTCCTCGGTTTTTGATTAATATCCGCCTTCATATTCGAGCAGCCATTCTTTCAAAGCGACTTGAGCTTTGGCAAAGGCCAGCTCCATATCGCAATCCTGAATGCTAATTATCGTTTGCCCATGTTTGGTGCTGGTTGTTTTATATCCAATGGTGATGCGCCAATCCACAATGCTGGAATGATAAATTTCCAGCGCCCAGGATCCCTTTTTTACTTTGTCGTAGAATTTGAGAAATTCATTCACTGAAGCCGCCTCACAATTCAATATCCGCAAACATGCTGACAACTTTTTGCTTCTTGGCCGCCTCTTGGCTAGATTTGATCAATTGGATGCGCGGCTCTTTGAAGCGCTCAAATTCTTCGTCAAACAGCGGATCTTCTTTTGCAGATTGAATGAAAGACTTTGCATATTGGGCCCTGTGAATCAGTTCCAGCTTCGGATGGTCGGCTTCCAGTTGTTCCACACGAATATTTGCATTCGTGAAACACAGCGAGAAGTCTGCTACAGCGCCGGGCGAATGCGTACCAAAACATTCAGGTTCGATATTATAAATCCGGTTTTCACTCAAGTCGAAATAGTAATACGCGAATCGAACAAAATCCTCCAGTTCTTTCTCAGTGCGACCCGAGAGAATGATGTCTTTGATTTCATATTCGCCCTTGTGTTGCGATTCGACCTTAAAGCTAAATGCTTCAAACGTGCCGACATCTTGGTTAGCTTTCAAGTCGCGAATAACCCCAAGGCCGTTTTGGAAATGATAAGGAACGCCGAATCTTGCATACATGGAACCAGCATCTCGCTGTTCAAGGATGAAGTTGTCAATCATGCTGGCAATCGCTGCGCGGAACAAATCAGAATGCTCCAGGCGCTTCGAACGATCATGATGCATGATATTTGAAAGAACTTTCTCAACATCCATTACGGCTAATTTGTAACGCTTTACGTCGCCATTATGGAAAGTAGCGGCCAGCGCAATTTCTTCGTTGGTATCCGGAACTTTCTCAAGCGCAAAGTTGATTTTCACTTTCCGATCGTTGAAATTGAACAAAAACTCCGGTTCAATAATGACACGATGCAAAATGTCGAGATTGATGTAGTCCATTTCCCCAGGATAAGACGGTTTTGGACTCGGTACAGGCATTTTTAGCACCTCCAAAAATTTACGCATCAATCGATGTTGTTTTTTGGTTGCTGAACGTTTATGTTCTGGACTTGCAATCACAATAGATGGTTTATCGACAGACAATTGCTCCAGTTCCTTGCGAAGCAAATCGAAAAGAGGACGAAAATCGATATCTCCCATCAGGCGCCACCAAAGACCGCCATTTCATTGTTGCGCTTATACCAAGCGTTGCGACACTTGCTGTCGCAGTATGAAAACAGCCAATTCGAAAGCGGATGTCCGCAGCATCTGCAATGCTTCTGACGTAGATGACGCTCCATCCAAACGTCCGCATATTCAAAGATGATTCTCGGATCGCGCTTCAACGTTTCTTTCGTGTCGATCACGCGCTGATTATACGAACCTACGAACATGCCTTCATTCATGAATTGTTCAGTTGGTATGCGCTTATCAGCTTGATAATCGCCATCCACAAGCAAGTCGATGACCGACATGAGCTCACGTATTTCATGCGGCTTGGCAATGATCTTTCTGTTGGGATCATCAGATTCCCAGGACGAATAAGCGTCTAGCGCCTCCTTCATATCTTCCGGATCATTGGGGCGATAATGATGAAAAATGCCATGATTCAGCAAGTATTCGAGCGTATAAGCCGTATACACAATGATGTGGAAGCGCGGATCATGTTCTTTCAAAGCGCGACACACTTGAATCAGGTTTCGCGTCTGCAGCAGCGGTTCTCCGCCGCAAAACGTCACCTGCCAGTTCCACGCATCCCGGATGATCAGATCCACCGTTTCTTGAACAGTCATGTCGCGTCGCAGTCCGCCAAACTCCCAAGTTGTCGGATTGAAACATCCTTCACATGGGTTTACCACACCGCGGATACAGCCCTTCAGAAACAATTCCAGCCGCTTCCCCGGCCCTGCTGTCACAGCATCTTTCGTCACGCCAATAAAACGAAGCATGCTTCTTTTATCAGCTTCGATCGCTGTGCTGTTCATGCGTTCACCTCGGTTATGTAATGCTTTACAAATAGTATAGATGAATTGAATGGAAAAAACAATAAAAAAATGGCGCTCTCATTAGAAAAATGAAGAACGCCATTTAAGAATAAGGTATATTGATACAAGAAACTATCATTTCCTTGTATGGATGAATCTTTTGAAGATGACCCGTAAATCCCCAATCAGCTTCAGCAGCAAAAGAATTGGAGCAATCCATAACATGTGATACCATGATGCGTATTCCTTTGGCGACAAGATTTCCTTGTATGAATTGGGGAATAAATCAAAACCACCGATCATTCCATCTTCACCCTCATTTTCATTCGCTTTTGATAATCAGGATTATCCGGGTCATTGTTCCATCCCAGCCAATCCTTCGGGCTCTTCGATAACGCCCCTTTATACATATCGAAGGAGTTTTTCAGTTTGATGTCGCGGATGAATTTCGGCTGCGGATTTTCATTGCTAAGCTCATCGCGCAGCTGCCGGTGTTCGATATTAAACATCGAAACGTAGGCGAGAAGCGCATATCTGAGCTCGTCATATTCCGGTTTCCCTCCGATTTTCACGGCTTCAACGATTTCCGCTAACGTCCTCACAACTTGCACCTCCCGTCATGGCTAAGTGAACAAATAGATCACGAAAAAGATAACCGCGACCAGATTTAACAGAACGCTGCAAGCGTATTTTACAAGTGACTTTATCTGAGATATTTGCTTCCACCTTGTAAATGAACTACGTTTTGCCTTTATAATAGCAAAAAGACAGCAATCCACTTCATTGGAATCGCCTCTTAATAGTTCATGCGAATCGAAAGACCTCTTGTTTCCGGCTCATACTGCAGCGAATCCGGAAGCGAAGCCTGATAGGCTTCGATCGCCTTCTGGATTTCAGCTTCGGCGTTCTTGAGGATTTCCTTCTTCTCCTGGGCAAAGGCGGCTTGCGCTTCTTTTTTTTCGGCCGGTTTCATGGTTTTCATGGCGAATTTCAGCTGCTCTTCCTTCGCATGAATCGTTTGATTGGCTGCCTCTTGGATCTTTTCGATCTGACGATCCAGTTGCTCCAAATAATACGACTTGGCAGCTGTCCAGTTAACCGGCCGTTCTCCAAGGAATTGTTCCAACAGGCCGGCAGCTTTCAGCTGCGCCTTGAAATCATCTTCGTTGACGATTTTGATTTTGTGTGCAACCTTGCGAGAAGAAACAGTCGCCACATCAAGAACCAGTTTGTCGCCGTGTTCTTCCACAAACTGCAGAATGATCTTTTCCATGTTTTCGATGTCTTCATCGATTTTGCTGATTTTGCGATCCCATTCGGCTTTCACAGCATCGCGCAGCATCTTCAGTCGCTCTTGCTCCTTCAAGAGCATTTTGCGGCGAATGACCATCTTTCGGATCATCAACTCATCGATTTCTTTGGCGACGGATCCGCCCGCTTCCTGGACATTAGCAATGAGTTCACCAATGTTCTCAAGCATAGACATTTCCTCTTCGGAAATTGCGAGCTCAAATGGAGTGGCATGGACAGACATAGTAAGATTCCTCCTTGGTTAAAATAAGTATAATGAAAAGCCGCGTCAGCGGCGGTGAAAACATACTGATCGAACTCTACTTCCCAAGCGATCGGATTGACTTGTTTCACCGTTTGAATGCCGGAGCCATCCATAATATCTTCCATCATAAACCAGATTTCATCACGAGTTACGCCTTTTTTCTTGAAATGAAGATCATGCAGATGCATCATCAGTACCGCAAGCATCACCTCAAGATGTTCTTTTTTGATTTGCTTCTTTTGGATTTGTTCAAAGAAATATTGAACAGAGTCCATATTAAATTCAAATTTGCTGTCTGATTGATCGTTATCCATGACAGGCTTTTCATATTCCATTTTCTTTACTCTCCAATTGCATTCGCAAAAGGCGCATTTCTTCAACGAGCGACTGTATGATTTGAATGTAAGCCAAGAATCGATCGTATTCCATGACGACATAATCTTTGTCATCACCGACGAAAGAAAATGGTAGGAAATAAAATTCCCGATTCATCTGGCGCGCCTCATCGGCCAGTTTTTCAAGCCATTCGCGCTTGATCGTGATTTGCTTTTCGCCTTTTGCGTTCACTGTTCCGCGTTCCTTAAATTCAGCCAGCGCAGCGGTAAGCTTTTCTTCGGTTATCATATCGCCGAGCGCCCAGTGCTTGGCTCCGGAAGCGATTTGTCGCCGCGCTACATTTTTTGCGGATGCGACCGCCTGATTATACCGACGGGTTCCGCGGTTTTCAAAATTCATGCCGGCTTTCTTTTCCTGGCGATATGGTGATTTAGTTTGCAGCTTTGATGGTGCTTTGACTGCTTTGAACATACCGTAATCAAAACACTTAAAGCAGGATGTGCCAGCATTGGCACATTCCTGCTTGTATACACAATCCCCCATTATCTCCATCTCCTCAAATAGTGCATAAAAGAAATGCAAATAATAAGATTAAATAAGATAAAATAAAACAAATACTCTTGTTTTGGAATAGTCAATCCAACAACTGATAGTCCGGTCAACATTATAATGGCGGCCAAGGTAAAAGCAACCATAATAACTCCAGAGCGATTCATGTGCCAAAGAAAACATTTTTCGCTCATTATAATTCCAATTTGAAACTTTGAAACAATTTTAATTGAAAGACACAACAAAAGAAATATAATTGCATAAATCACAGCGGCTCCTAAATCATTTGCAAAAACAACCCGAAAAATCTCTTTCAAAAAAATGCAATTATAAATGTACGATACAATATAAATCAAAATCTGATAATATGTATAACCGACAACACATATGATCAATGCCATCTGCCATGAAATCTGATACATATAAACAAGCAAAAGTTTGAATATCAGCAGCATGATCGGGACAGCAAACAGATAAAGCGAGCCGTTATCAAATGCGACATGATGAATAAACGTATTCACTATGGCATATATGAAAATAATATGTACATTTTGATAATAAACATGGAAACGGTAAAACTTCAAAGCAAACACAATCATACCTACGTAACACGCAGCTTGAAGAAAATGACGAATCAATTCTAAATGCCAGCCGCTTGTCAAGATTTACATCCTCTCCTTTTTTTGTTGTCGTTCCTGAAGGTACTGTCTCACACGACTGACCGATGTTCGTGCCACTGTTACGCTTTTCCCTTTACATGCATGATTGCGAAAAAACAAAATGTTGAAATTCTCATCAAAATGAGAAATTTGATCCATGTTTACTAAATACGGACGATCCAGCACTTCAAATCCTTCTTTTTCAAGCAGGATTTCCAGTTCTGATTTGGTACTTATGTGAAAATACTTTTCATTTCCAATATGGTATACAATTCGTCTTCCCTCATTCTCAATAAAATCACACTCTTTCATGTCAATGACATGCAACAAGGGATTATTGTTTTGGTCGTACTTGATCACTGTCATAGGTAATTTCACATCTGATACTCCCTAATGAAGCGTAGGATTGTACCCGATACAACTGCTGGATGTCAATATATTTTTTCGTACAACTAATACAATTGTATCGGGGGAAATCCAGAGATATAATAACAATTGTTGGTTTTAACTCAGTGCCGATTCAAGTTTCAACAGTGAATTATTCGTAATTCGGCTTTCTGCTTTTGCTTCAAGCGATTTAATGACGGAATCCATCATGTAATAAAAGTACCGAAATCGATCTTCCAGATCAAAAAGATTGACCGTTGGTTCACGCCAATTGTCGGGAGCCGGGTAGGCGCGCGCATATTGAATGCCGCCGGCTCTGCGTGCTAATTCATTTGGGCCGTTGTAATAGTCCTTCAAGACATTCTCGACGAATCGTTCGATCGCGTCTTTATTGCGTCGTGCTCTAGCAAAATCAAACGCGGCTCTTGTGTAGAGATCGTTTACACGAATGTTAAAATCGTGTAATGACTCAATTGAATTTTCATGAGGAACCTTCAATGCTTTGGTTTGGTTTTCGTAATCCATTACAAGATTTTCCCAATATCCGAGATCCTCATGAAGAAGGCGTTCTAATACATAACTCAATGAAAACACCCCCTTGCATTATTGAATTTCTTTCAGCTGGTCCAGTACCTGGCTTGCCATCGAGTCTGTCAGAGGGCGATATGCAATTTGTTCAATCAAAGGAATTGTATCCTGCTTTTTAGAGGGTAAAAGCGAGGATATGTCGTCATCAAGGGCTAAGCGATTCACGAATTGGCATTTTCCTACCAGAACATTGTCATCTCGATACAAGTGACATTTATAATGCTCAAATGATCGTTGTCCAATTCCATGACCGAAATAAATCACATTCAATCCATTCCAAGCATCTTTAAGCAATTTCTCCAACCTTTTCAGATTTTCCTCACCAACTGGAAAGGCTGAAATCGGTTTACCGAGAATTTGAGCCGTCGTTATTCCCAATCGATAAGCAAGTTCATAATCGCAGTACGTATGTACCAGATTGTTGCCAACCAACTCCATCCGATAGTATAAATAATTTTCATTCGGTTTATCAAATGGATTGATTGTAGCTTGCCATAAAGAGGCTGCGCTGGAACTGATGCGTTCACGCAGCCTATTCACGAGCGATTGAGATTGCGAAAGCTCATTTACAAGCTTGTCCATGAAGATGGGGTCTTCTCGTCCAACCCCATTTACAATGACATCGGAAAGCCAACGAAGGTAACTTGCATCCTTATCTTTCAGACGACTTCCACTAAACATGAAGCTTCCCCTTCCAGAGCTGCCTTGTATCTGTGCTTACATTTTTTTCGTAATGTAAGCTGTTGTATCGTCTTCGAGGTCTACGACAGCAATAATCATAGATTCGTCAAGTGGACTCGGCTTTCCTTCATGGATTTTTCGTAATGCCTCTTGCAATTGCTCATTCAGTTCGTTCATCCGACGATTCGATTCAAATAATTGATCCAATTCACGGAAAAGTTGAGCTCGTTCACGCTGCAACAATTCAATTTCTTTTTCCTTGGTTTCCAAGATGGACTTAAATTGCTGAGCGGCCATATGAAGTTGTGCCGACATCTCGATGAAATGCTCAACTTGTTCTCTCGGATCGGGGATTCCGAAAAACTTAATAGCATTTGCCTCGGCTTTATCCGCAGAAGGACGAATGCCGATTACACCATGTTGTTGCAATTTTGTAATGGCGCGATGAACTGTCGCTTCACTGAATGTCCGTTCTGTCGGACCATTTGCCCGCTTCCTCGGCGTAATCATCTCGCCATACCGTTCCAAAATTTTGTTACACATTTGAAGCATGGAAATTTGGACGGTGTTGTTTTCGCTTTTTGCCGATTCTTCCTTCAAAAATAAATAAACCAGCTGTTCATTTTTGCTTAGCCCCATTTTTTCCAGCTTTGCTTCCTCTGACATCGTTTTCACCCTCTTTTTAACGGTTTCCCCTGTGTAACGCTTATTATTATAACATAAAAAAATTTACAAACAAATAATGCATTACATTTTTTTCGCGTTTTTCAGGAAAAAACCGTTAATTTCTTTTTTTCTCCATAATTCGCCGAAATCCTCAATATTTCTCAAGAAGGATTTGTAGCGAAATGGACGGTTTCCACCCCACTTTCGGACTAAAGCCCTATTTGTCGAACAATGGAAATTATATAGGGGATTTTAGTAGCGTGTCAAGTGCTTTAATAATTAAGAAGAAAAATAGGTCTTTTGGACTATTACAGCATCAATTTCGAGTTCATAAATCCCTCTCGATCGCGCAATTTCTTTTATGGCTTGCACATCATACACACGATACCCGTTTTTCGGGTTTCGTTTTGCTTTTGGGATCAAATTGTTTTGTTCCCAATACTTGATCGTGTCTTTGTGAACGCCTAAAATTTGCGCGGCCTCGTGAATCGTAAACCATTGTTTATTCGCCATAAAACTTCTCCTCTCATGCGCTCTGCTGTTTGAAATTCTTGATGACACTGGCGATATGTTTGAATTGATCCTGTAACACTTGAAGCACACTGGATTCATGGGGGGCAACTGCATCCATAAGGGAATACGTAAATAATGCATGAACATTTGGGTAAACTTGTATGTAGTGCCCTACATGCGGATCTGAATGAAAGAACTTACATACATTGTAGCCTAAGCAAACAATGAGTTTTGGGCGGACAATCATAATTTCAGCTGTTAAATGATGTTGGCAACGAGCAAATGAGTTTGATTCACGGCATTTTGTCATGGCCGTAAAGTAAATATCATTGAGATCCAATCCAGCTGCGACAAGGAGATTTGCCAATTTCTTTCCTTGCGGAGAGTCAAACAACACATCGTCCGGCCGCTCGCCGATAAACATGATGCTCGCTTCCACATTATGTAGTGTAAGCGGCTTGGTAAGCTTTACACTTGAACAAGACTGACAATGCGTAATGCTTAACAAAACCTGATCATGAGAAAAATCCCGGAGACAGATCTCCGGAACTTTCAGCTCATTGATAAAAATTTGATCTTCGAAATCGTATGGGGAGCCCATAGGCACGACCTCCTTAAAGATCTAGGGCAAGTTCATTTTCTTCTTCGGGATTATCTTCTTGCTCGGCTACAAATTGTGCATCTTTGGGGATCTTTCCAAGCACAATGTTGTTTGTGTACTCATACAAAGCCGGCGAATTGCGGAGTGCTTCAAGCAAATTCTCCTTGCCCTGCCATTTGAGCTCGTTGCCCTGTCCATCCCTATAAGGATTTTTACTGTCTTCTCCGTAGAAGTAATACGCGCCGGCACGCTTAATGACACCGGTTTCGATGGCAACATCCATAATATTCTTGATGCGATCGACGCCGCCGATCCAATAGTAATCATATTCAGCAACGGTAAATGGGACAGCCACTTTGTTCTTCACAAATTTAACCGTTGTAGCTTGTCCAAGGAACGCACCGCTTTTTTCAATTTTCTTTGCGCGAACATCCAGGCGCATGGAAGAATAGAAGCGAAGCGCACGACCACCAGGCGTCACTTCAATCGGTCCGCCCATTCCTGGTTTTTCGCGCAATTGGTTGATGAAGACGAATGTGACATTGTGCTTATAGGCCAGGCCTTTCAACTTGCGCAAACCTTGCGAAAGCAGTCGAGCCTGCAAGCCAATTGGATTATAATCCATGCCGTGCTCCAATTCGGCCAGCGGAACGAGCGCAGCTGCCGAGTCAACGATAACAAGTCCAAATTGATTGGAATAGCACATAGCTTCCATGATGTCAAATGCTTGTTCTCCGCTATCTGGCTGATTAACCAGCATGCCGGTTTCCGGCGATACATCAACGCCAAGATTGCGAACATGAATGGGATCCAAGCTGTGTTCGGCATCAATGAATCCTGCCCTTTTTCCAAACAGTGGTCCGGGAAGCTTGGCCAATCTTTGAAACTCAGCGACAAGCATCAAGCACAAAC